TAAGCCGTCAGTCTCTAACGCGACAAACCGGGTAGATGCATCTACCAATGCCATTTACGCATAGGTGCGTGATTTTTAACACTTAAAAATCATAAAAAGTTTCACTTTAGGGAGCTACAGTGTAATACAAGTGTGGATTGCGTCTGTTAAAATAAGGTGTAGTCGCGCTCTGTCCATACGGGTAATTCTGCAAATCCAATTCAATACGTGGAGCCATACTATGAAATCCTAACCTCGATTCATCAGTAAATCCAACAAAAACTTCGACACCAACAGTGGCAGCAGCTGTTGCAAGGTTTGACGCTTGCATCCAGATGGCACCACAGTCACTAGTAGAATAAGGAATTCTACGAGCTGCTGGAGTGGAAGGAGATGTTAGACAACTAGGTGAACCGACATATTTATAAAAAGTAACATCAGGTACTACAAACTCAAATTCATTCGTCCTGAGACGGTCTATATTATAGACTGGCTCATTCTGATACGTCAATGGGAGTGAAGGACTCGCTGCTAAATTATATCTATCTACTTCTACGCTAGCGATCTTTACAGGCGCTGCTAAAATTTGGTTTCCTACTGCAATTGTATCATAAGTTGGCGGCACATATTTAAACTGAAATGAGATATTATCCGTAGTGGCAATCGTGTTCGTAAACGTTAATCTAAAATTCATCTTAAATCCTACTTTCTTACCATAGTACATTCCTGCTAATGCTATAGCTGGGGAGCTAATTCCATCTTCTAAATATTCTCCTATAAACCTATTAAGATTTATAACTCTATTCGTGGTTCCTTTCGGACAAGGCATAGTAAAGGCTTGCACCTTATACATCCTCCTTATGTACGGTCGGATATCCAGATTAGGCTTTAATCTATCAAAGTGTGTAGGAGCATGAACACTCTCATCTACTTGTTGTTCTTGCTTCTGAGGTTTGTTCATGACTTCGAGACTCTCTGGTACAAATTCAGCTTCACCTTCTCTTGGAGGAGGAGGAGAAACCAAACCTATGCTAGGAGTAACAAAAGTAGAATATCCATAAAATTGGAGATCAGGTCCACCTGACATATAGATGTTAAATTCTACAGAATTAGGGGAATTGTCTGCTGTTACCAAGGGTTGAGCTAGAAAAATATAATAAAGACCATGAAACATGGCTGCAAATTCATTATCCAGAGTGATAGGTGTTATATCATTTCTACATAAGTATGGTAAATCGACAACGTGTTCTTGACCACCAGAAGTAAATTCTAGTAAATCAGAAGGAGCGTTGACAATTGATCCATACACTGGATAAGAAACTTGGGCCTGATTCGAGGGATTATACATCTTTAAAACTCTCAACTTAGTCTGTTGTTTGTTGTTCATAACTGATTGAATATGTAACTTTAAGGAACCTCTCCATCCTCTCGAAAGAAGATAAAGAAGCTCAATATTGTTAGATACCAGCGTATCAGATAAACCTCCCTGCCATGGAGCAATAGGTCGCACGAATAAACGAGTACCCACCACCATATCACTTCTAACTACGATAGTTGCTAAAAATTGTTTCTTAGAAGTAATATAGGATAGACTTTGTTCATCCTTATCCGTACCAAAATCGGGCTCGTGCAAAATCCGATTAAAAGTATAGTAAGGGTCCAGCTTTTCAAATAATTGTTCAGTTTCTACATTGTTGGGAAAATTTTTAAAAGTTATAATGTCTCTTTCCTTAATAGTTGGATTGTTTGGATTGTGTAAACCAGTCCACTCTCTAAGAGCGCTTCTACCTGCATCTATGGCATCAGAGGCCGTCTTCTTCAAATAACCAGCTCCAGTATCAAAAATACCAGAAACTACGCTACTCAAAGCATCAGGACTCCATGTAACATATCTAGGCGTAGGAACGCTAATATCAAGTTTCTTGAAACACGCCTCAACAACAATATTGAGAGTGGCTGACGAGCCTCCAGATGGCGCAAGAGGATTTAATACGTAAAAATAGAGAGTTCCATAATTACCATTAATATCCGTTATGTCATATGAAGGAATGTAACCAGGGTCAATAGTGTCAACATCAAGAGTAGCGACATCACTATTACAATACCAAGGGACTTCAAGAGATACAGAGGTAGCTTCATTAGCAAACAAAAATGCATGCGGACTAGTCAATAAAGAATTAACAAATCCAAATGTAGCTGTCGCTGATCCTCGAGGAACAGGGGGCATAACGGAGACCAGAACACATCCACCATGAGCGATAGTTCCTGCCACACTAAAGTTAAGAAGCAAATTAGCTCTGTAATACGATGCAATCTTCATAGCATTAAGCAACGAAGCGTTGGATCGGATCACATCACCAGGTAACATCTTAGTCTGTGAAGCAAGGAAAGTACCTCTCGGATAAACTGCGTCCCAAACTACGTTTTCCAAAAAGAAAGGCCTCATAACATACGGGCTTGCGTCCATATGATAATCCGCAGGAATGCTTACATTAGAAAATTTTTCGTTAGAAACAGAATTAATATTCGAAATTTCTCTAGTATTAATACTAGCGACGGTAGTAGATATTTTTTGAATGTCCTCTACTACATCATTTTGAGACATTTTTACATCAACATTATTCAAAGCAATAGTATCAAATCTAACCTGGCTACCATTAAACCAGGACATCGCATTACAAAATAAGATGTATAAAACTTGGCTGAAATCATGCGCAATTTCATTATAACCTATTATACAAATATTTATTATTTTACAACTACAAATCAAAGTTGGATTTACAATCGCCTAAATCAAGACGGAGATAACGTTCTCGCACGAACAAGTAAATTTACAGGGTTAACTTGTAATTCTTCCCTAATAGACCAAGGACATAATGATATCCTTCGTCTGATTCTAAAATATCCTCAATTCTTGACAAAGAAAACTCAACGTTGGTCGGAATTACTGAATTAATGAGATTCAATAACCTGATCCTGAAGGGCGTTCCGTGTAACTCAGCTTCTATTTGCATAGCTACTGATTTACCTAGCATAACCACATCATAGTCTTTCGTCCTATCAAAATATTGCAGAGTGTTTAAAATCGTAGTCTTATCCAGAGTGCCAACATATTTTCCATTGCGGTTCCTAAAATTCCTCTTGAGAAAAACTATCTTCTCAAAAGGAACTCCAGGTTCCTTAATCTCATTCTTTTGTCCATCCGTACAAGTCATACCAAGATCCATAGCAATCTCCTGAACTGTAAATGCATTGAAGTATTGTTCGTAGCCTTGAGGGGCTCCGCACAATTTATCATCTCCGCACGTCCAATCCAAGAGCCTGCTAAAGTCCTTGATAGTCGCTTTCCGTCCAACTTTCTTCATCGAACGATACAATGCCATTGCCGATATCATCTTATTTACCAACGAATTAATAATCAACGTTAACCAAGTGCCAGAAGGCATTCCATGAGTAGTGCTCCAAAGAGCATCACCAACCAGAACATATCCTTTCACTATTGAGTTGAGTATAACTTCCAAAACCTTTCGGTGTTTTCCCTTATAATACTTGAGTATTAAATCGTTAATAACTAATTGAAGCAACGCAGGCATCGAACCGTCCCATTTCGAAAAATCAATATCAAATAACAAAGCGTATGTTAAAAGAAGTCTTGCCAATCTGTCCCAATCTTTATAAGGATTGAGACCTATTGCCATTCCATTCTTCCACATATTTTTCTTAAAGTGTTTAGCCAAATTGCCAGTACATTTCTTCAAAAAATAAGTATGATGCAGAGGGAGAACTCTGAAAGTCCTGGGACTATCAGCCTTCTCCTCAGCACGTAACTCATCCTTAAAAGATTCCTTAGCTAGCAAGTCCTCAATGTCAACATTATCATCATTGCATTTTTCTTCAAAAACACGTATCCTCTCCATAAACTCATCCGTAGTGGTCTTTTCTTTATAGTCAAAATAATTTTCTTTATTATTCATCCATCCATAACCATTAGCAGTGTGCTTATCCAAAGGAGACATATCTTTGCTTCCGAATACAGTCTCTTCATGTGACAAATCATCAAATTCGGTAAATAAAGTCTCTACTACATCTCTTGCGAAATCTAGTTCCTCTCTATCTACGTTCCCTTGATTTTTAAAACTTTTAAGAGAAAGTTTCTCTAAAGTTTTACGGGGGTCGCCAAAGGAAGAAAAATTTGGTGGTACTTTACTACCAACATTTTCTTCTTCCATAATCTTTCTCATAGATTCACAATAATCACGATGTAGTGCTGTTGGTACTAAATTCGTTTTCTTAATCGGGTAGCTTAATTCAATCTTTCCAGTCTCATATTTCAAACGAGCCCCAGACATTCCTTCTAAATCTTTATCTTGATTTATTAAAATGGCTGATTCTCGTCCTTCCAACATGAGATCAGAAATCTCTCTTCTCACTTCCTTCTTAGGCATTATTGCAAATCCATCATTTCCGTTTCCAGCTATATGAACTCCATGCCATCCACTATAAGTAGATAGTATTAAAGATCCACACAGTCCCTGACTAGATATTGGATAAACCAATCCATCTCTTACCTTATGTTCATATTCCCTATGCACAGTGCGGTATTGTATAGTAGAACTATTAAAATTAATATTTCCACCTAATACAAACTCCACAATGTTTACCGAGTTTACAAAGTACAAGTTCTGAGCCAATCCGTTCACACAATTACTAGACTTAACAAATTCTTCCTTAAATAGTCCATTTGCCTTCGGATATAAAGGTACGTTCATGTTTTCAAATTCAACCACTGCCAAATCTAAATCACTAAATACCTTTAATATCTTCACTCTTGTCCGGTCAAGTTCCCGCGTATCATCCTCATAATGAATATAAGATTTATACACGGTAACCACGTTATCAAAACCCAATGCATGATATGGTAGTAGACACCTTTTTCCACTAACCACACCCTGAACATACGTAGTTTTAATAACGGAATTTTCAAATTTACCTTCAATTCCAAAAAACCTAAAGTTACTTCTCGCTTTCTTCAAATAGTCATCATCATATTTATTCCTTGTCTCTGTAAAAGACTCAGAGCTAAATTTAATTTCTGACCATTCTTTGACAGCTTCCTTCACTCCAAGTTCTTTGCGTTTTCCGATAAGCATCTTATATACCATATTAAACGAAACTAAAGTCATAACCCCAACACAGACAGACATGATCAATTTACTAGATCTAACTAGCGAATTAACCCCACCTGCCCACATTGTGAGTATGGCCTTAGCTTCATCTATCACAAAATCAAAAAGGTCCTTAAGTTCGCGAATAGCATAGCGCACTAATTCATCCAAAACCATCCATGTACCATCTTCTACTAGATTCCTAATAAAAAATCGTTTAATGACTGGATCTGAATTTCTTATTGCGTTCCCTAACGTTGCTGGTGTCATGTAGCGATTTGTCGGTTCCAAGTTCATCATTCCAGGGTTTCCACTCTCGGGTTTAAATCGAGAATGTCCACATTCAAGCATTATCCGTTTAAGATCGAAATTCTTCAAATCATTATCAACATCATCTACAACTTCTTGTATCTGATCAGGTGTCAACAATAATTCTTCCAAATGTCGCTCTTGTTCCATTTCCGTTACTTTTATTATCTTATAAGCCCATTTCAAAACTGATTCGTTATCTCGAGATTCGAGTGTACAAACCATTTCCTGTCCAAGCTTATGAGGCAATAAAAATTCATTTTTCCAAGCGGGGTTTTCAAGTGTGTAATCATACTTCCAATAAGAAGCCTTTGAACGTTCAGGCATATGCAATACGTGTGCTCTCCTAAATAGAGCAGAGGTATCACCTATACCATCTTTGTCAGTAAAACTATGAAGATTCCTAAAGTTATTAGTAGTCATAATCACAATTTTAGAGTTCAAAAACTTCGTATTTTTCAGTTCAGCCTTAGCACATTCCAAGGGATATTTTACTGGAGAAATAAAATTAATTAAAGTCCTCCATTGACTTTTCCCTTGTTGACCTACATCGTCCATGATAAAGATTTCTTGATTTTGATAGTCATCATAAAAATCTTTACCTACTCCTACTGGAGGAGTAGAATGAACATATACAGATCTATTCTGATGTTTTAATACATCTACAAGTCGATTCATTAAAAGAGATTTTCCTTTCCCGGCCTTTCCTTCTATAACAAAGCATAGAGGTTCTTGCCGAGATGAGATTGTGAAAGTTTTAACATATTTCAAAATATTCAAACAAAAAGAGTCATAAACTATTTTAGTTCTTCTATTTTGGTCATTTGAAACGTAGTCCATAAATGATATACATCCTTTCGTCCTTTCTTCAAAATCCAAAACTCGCGTTCGATAATTTAAATCAAACACAATTTGAGGATCTTTATTAAAGGTCGAAAAGATTTCATCAAGTTCCTTAACAAGTCTATAATTATTAATAAAAGAAAATGCTGTATTTAATAAATCAGAAGCCTTACGAAAAAATTGAAAATGAGTTTTTACAAAAAAGAAATTTAAAATTGAAACAACTATATCTATAAAATTGGTAGCTAATTCTAGTACTGTGGATGTCTCCAACATTCTCTTTCCCGTTAATAGAGAAAAAGAACGCAAGATCTCAACCACCCTACTAGGAATACCTACCAGTGAAAATGCAGCAGCTAAATCTAAAAATGAAAAAGAGTCAAAAAGAGATTCTTGAAAATGATCAGCCTTCCAATTGAGAAGTCTGACTCCAAGCGTATATAAACTAACTAAATTTAAAAATAATTTTTTAAAACTCCAATATGGATCTAATACATCTGTTAAAAACTTTAACATATCTATTAACCATGGAGTAAAAGAAGGGTCTCTAATCCCTTCTGCCATATTATGCATTGTTCCTGAAATCCCTTTAATGAGATTCAGGAGTGAGGAGAATTTGGATGCTACAGCAGAACCTAAATTAATAGATCCACCTATAACATCGAATAAAAGAAATTCTCCATTATATTCCCTATGTTTATAAATAACAAATTTATTGTGTCTATCAGATAAAAATTTTAAAGCATGAGATTTTTCTAAAGAGAGTACTTTCTTGCGAAAGTATTCTTGAGATGTTTTAAAGAGTTTCATTCTATGAAAATCATAGATATAAAAATCTTTGAGATTGCTAACTTCATCTGTGAGATTATAAAAAGTTATTTGTCGATGGTCCGACGGTAAATAATTAATTAATGTACGGCACTTTTCCATGCTACACATTGCACCAATCATAAATACCTAACTCATATTACATTTAAACATACGTACTATATTCCGATTGTGGCAGTAGACGATTGAATCTGTACCTTAACCTAAGATAAAACGATTATTTATCCGCTAGTTAAAGTCTCAGTGATATCATCCCTCGTATCCAGAATATAATAGGCTCGTATATCGCAGTAATCTTATGAGGTTTATATTAAGCGATTGGGTTTGGCAGTTTGTCTTTTTATAAGAAAACCACCCGGACGCTCTAATCAGAAGACTAGAGTACCAAAAGAAACTCATCAGAGAGGGGATATACCCGACTCAGCGAGAGGGTCCAAAATTCCAAGTCAAAATCAGTCGTACGAAAAGTTCAAAACTATAAATTATATATACCGGTGGTATCTTATGTATTTCTACCATACCCGCAGTATACACTCAAAATAATTTCTTGTTTTCCTAACAGTTTCCCGTTTACGGTCCAAAATTTCTTATTAAACTTATAAAGCGATAATCATATTACGTCTCACATGGGGTATCAACCCATGCAAGAACGGTGCGAATCCACGCACATCCTCCGAGAAGAGAAAGAATCATTGCTGGTTAGATCTCTTACTTTATCCATTAACCTTAATACTCCAATTCAAAGTAATCAAGGTTAATTGATTCACATGAGTTTGGTTCTTAAGCGAATCAAACTCACGACGCCGCTTCCTATTTCATGTCTTCCATAAAGGAAAACACGATTATTCAGAAGCAACCTTAGGAATTACACCCAAGGTACAATATCTTTGAATAAAAAATTTTATTCAAACGAAACTTTTAAATGTCAAGTCCTATTGAAAAATCGTTTCACGCGAGAAACGGTTGATCACGAACGAGACTAACAAAAAGTCCTCATTCAAA